AAGACAGTTTCGCAAATTACTATATCGAATCCTGATCCGTTTGACCATACTCTTTTTGCACCCCAGCAAAACTTATAAAGATTTTGAAATACATCAAATATATCTTCACGCCCGTCGGGACTAAATGCTTCATTTTTGGCTTCTTCGGATTGTTGAGCCCACCATTCGATAGTAGCATCGTTTACTACTAAACCAAGTTCGCTACATGATTCGTAATCTACTTTTGCGTAGAAAGTATCCATTTTAGGATTTTTAAGATCATCTCCGAACGGATCAAATTTTACTGCACCAATCGACAATATCGATGCATCCGGAGATGTTGCTAAAGTTTCTAAGTCTATCATTACATCAGTGTTCATATTTTTCTCTAATCTTAGGTAATAATAAGATTAACACGATGTAATGTATTTGTCAACGTTTATATTGTTGTAATGCCTTTAATGCTGCTGCTTCTTTTTCCAGCTTTTTACGATATCTAGCTCGTGCAGCACCTGCTTCGCGTTTACGTTGTGTAGTGGGTTTTTCGTAAAATTCTTTCTTTCTTAAAACTTCAAGTTTACCAGAATCTTCTACTTTTCTTTTAAATCGTCGTAAGGCTTGTGAAATATTCTCACCGTCCTTTACAGTTACTCCGACTCCTTTATTTTTGACGTTCATTCTTCCTCCGAGTCATCTTCGTCTTCTATGTCATCAAGACTCTCTACAATTTGGTCTAGATCATAGATTCTATTTTTCGAAATTAGTCCGTAAGGAACAACTTCGTTATTAGTTATATAGTATACGTGTTGATTCGAAATAAGAAATGTGACAAACTGACTAGTTATTTCGTCACAGTTGTCCACATCGATAATAACAGAGTCGACTTGGTGAGAAACACTTAGTAACCATTCGATGTCAGTATCGCCTGTATCGAAAATAAAGACATTTATATCGTCAATGCTCTTACTTAGAATGGTCTGGAATTGTTGTTTTATCGTGTTTGACGGTTTAACAAGAAGATAACTTATATTTGAATTGAATAATTTATCTGGAGGTGTTATTACTGTTATTTTTCCTAAGTTCATAGATCCTTCTTGCATAGTATTTTAAAATATCCTGAGAATAATTGTTGAACCTTGCTTTATCTTTGTTTTGTTCAATAAATGATGCAAGTTCTGGTTCTTTTATTGGATCAACTATTATACCTTCGAACTTATCTTTTGCATATTCACTATACAAAAGATCAACAGGTTTAATATTCAATTCGTCATAATCACTGGATTCAAACACTTCCTCGACTACAGGAATTTCAATAATAGGTTCTTCTACAAAAATAGGTTCTTCTATAGCAACAGGTTCTTGTATTTCTACATTAACAGGTTGTAATATCTTAATTTCTTCTTGCTGTATCGGATTCCTCCAAGAAAATGTCATTTGTGCAGCAATTAACATAATAACAGCTAATGGGTCAAATACTATAACAATCATAATAATGACCCATGTAACTGCTTTTTCTAAAACATTTTGATCGGGATTATCTCCATAGACGAATGCAGCAATATACTTGATAGGTCCTACTTCTGCTTCGACTTTACGGAGATCTTTAGAGATAGGAGCTCTTTCTTCGTTGAGTCTTGCAAGTTCTTTTTGTGCTGTCTCAATTTCAGTTCTAAGTAAGCCCCGCTCCTTGTTCTGTGCTCGTCTAATATCAACGGCTCGGCCGACACTTTTTTCGCTGGTAGATCTGGCCACAGTTTGGTCAACAGATTCATCCATTTGTTTAAGTGCTTTACGAGCTGCATCTATATTCTCTTTTTGAGTCTTAATCTTCTCGTCTAAAATTGCAATCTTATCGACTACATCTCCGCTTACTAAATTCTGATCCGAATGGGCTTTTGATAAGAAACCAAAGATGCCCATACTCGTTATCATCATCAATACAAGTATAGCAATTGTCATATAGGATTTTATAAAGCTAGGAGCCTTATGCCAGTAAGCCTTAAGCCAACTAGCACCTACTAATTTAGCAATCTCAAGTGTTGTCCCCATAATGTAAATAGGGATCGGTGCTGCGGAGAAAATAGCAGCCATACCTATTACAGAATAATAAATGGCAACACTTGAAATTGTAAGCCCTGTAAAGAGCAACAAAACCGCTAAAAACATTTTTATTCGGCAGTACCTGAGTTATCAGCTGTTACTAATTCAGTACCATCGATTAATGTTACAGTTATATCTGACCAAATATCGGCAGCATCGTCAGGCGCAGCTACAGTAATTGATAATTGGTTATCAGTGTCATTTGCACCATTAAAAACTCTAACATTTGCAGTAGTAGCATCTCTAAAACCTCTAACTACTTGGTCTTTAATTGCTAATACAGTTGTTGTAATAGTAGTAGATCCGTCTGCTCCTGTGTAAGGTGACCCAATTTGCGATTTTACTGCGTCTAATACACCTGCACTTCTATCATACTTTACAGTGAATGCAAGACTGGTTGCTTGTGCATCACCATTTGTTTCACCGCCAATTTCAATATCTAAAATTTGACAATCGGCTAAGTTGATTAAACGATTAACAACGTTTCTCCAACGCATGTTACCTCTTGCACGAAGTTTACCTTTCGCTAAAGTAGTTGGCATATCAGTGCTTGCAAAACTGTCTGAACTATTTGGGGTGATACCGCCACCTGCATCTACGTCAGTAGAACCATAAGTTCCTGTTGATGCTACCCATACTACACGATATAATGATGGGGCTAATTGATTTGTATCTTGTTGAAAACCTGAAGGCATTTCTTTTCTCCTTATTACAGTATTTATAATGATAAGGGCATTATAACATGCCCCTACCGAGTTAGTCAACAAGTGTAAGTTGAACTTTGTCTGATCCTTGCATCATCAATGCTTTAGCAGCACCTTTTGATAGATCGATAATGAAACCTCGACGATAAGGACCTCTATCATTAATTCTTACAATGATAGATCTTTCTGTATCTAAATTAGTAACTCGTACTAAAGATCCTAGTGGTAAGGTTTTGTGTGCAGCAGTCATTGCATATTGATTAAATCTTTCGCCCGATGCTGTTCTTCGTCCATGAAATCCTGGTCCATACCAAGAAGCCATGCCGACATAGTGATTTTTAGAAACATAAGTGTGTGTATGTCTGTGCTTATGTTTATGATGTTTGTGATGAACCTTTGCTTCTACAGAAAAGCTGAGAAGAAGAGACAAGGCCACCGCTGAGAATAGTCTTAACATATTACACCTCGTTAATTATTTGTAAGATTCGCTCTTTGGTATTCTGTAACCTTCTTGACGCCGCTCTGCATCAGGTTTCATGAATGGCTTCGTAAAGCCTCTAGCACAACTAAAGTTGCTTGTTTGATTTATTTGTCTTAATTGAAAAAATGTATCGTGTACAAATAAAAATGTTAATAATCCAAATGTATATAAAATTATAGTTCGTAACGTCGAACTATCTTTACCGACTGCATTTCGCATAGTAAATCTCCTTCTATTTTTAGCCCTAAACTTAAAGTTTTGGGTTATGCTTCGTCGAAGAACTTACTTTCTCAGGCTCTCAAAGCAGTTATGTAGCCTGTGGTGTCAATAACACATAGAAAGTTTATAAAGTCCTTATAAATGATTTTAATTGATAGTTCTTTGGCACTATTACCAAGCCCCTATCTTACAGTTCACCTCCTTAAGAATATTATGATACTTAAAGTAATTATCCCTCAATTTAGAGGGATAATACTACTAGTTTAAGATTAAATCAAGATTTAGCTTCTTTGCGAGCTGTTTTGATATCAGTAACTGACTTACGACCTTCCTTGCATAGTGTAGCAAGTGCTTGTAGATGCTTACGAACGCGAGTGCCCGCAGCATTATTTTCTTTATCGAAAAACTTTTCAAAATCGTCCTTCATGTCACTAACAATTTTTTCAAATTCATTTAAATTATTCATATATCACCTTTGTTTTGTATATTAATTATTATAAGCCTGTAAGTATATCGAGTGATTGTGATACACCTTTTCGTAGATTTTTTTGACTTTTTAAGAAATCGAGCATATTAATTTTGAGGCCTGGGATATTAGTAGAGATTACATTCTGAATAGTTGCCTGAGCACTCTCTAACCCTTTCTCAGCAATTCCCTTCATTTTTTCAGCGGCTTCTTTTTGAGTTGTTAATGCCGACTTTTCTTCTTCAGTTGCAGCGTCTTCAATTTTCTTTGCTAAGTCTGAAATTTGTTGAGTATAAGATTCAAGTTGTTGAACATAGCCATCGATCATATTGTTTAACTGATCGATCATCGATGAAACGGCGTCTTCGAGTTGTTGTTCAATATCCTTAATTGCCTGTTCAGCAGCCTGTTCAGCAGCCTTTACTAATGCTTCAGCCTTTAAATTAGTAATATTATCAAATGATGGGAGACTATCACCAACTAAATCAAGTAATACTTGAAACCCACCAACTGTGCCGTTATAAAAAAGTTGTCCTACAGCACCTACATCCATAGTAAAAGGATTTGATGACAGAGCATTAGTTAATTGTGAAAGAGCTAATACATGTCCATTGATAGCATTTTCTGCACCTTTTACACGAGCTTCAAGTCTTGCTAGTTGTTTGTTTAGATCACCCATTATAGTTTCCTTATATCAATGAGATATTTGTTGTTGATTGCATATACTGTTTAGCAAATTCGTCGTCAGATAGTTCGATTAATGTAACTGGCTTATGCAGTTTTACATCCTTACCCGGATTAACTGTAAATAAGTAAGGCATTAAAGCCGGCCCATTATTAGACATACCGATAACCAAAGGCTTTGATAACTTATAATGTGTATCAGTTTCCTCTACGAATCGAGCCATTAATTCTTCACCTGATGTAAGTTTAATTGTAACTACATCGTTTGCCTTAAAACCTGTTTCAATTAACATTTTGTAACCTTTCCTTTAATTCTGTAAATCCGCCAATATATTCTTCATCTAAAAATATTTGAGGAACTGATCTTGCATGTGGAAGTTCTCTTAATAGATCTTCTTTCGTCCATCGACTATTATCGATCATTCTTTCTTCAATCTCAATTCCTCTAAGTGTTAACATATTCTTTGCTTGCACACATTGCCCGCAATTTTCTTTTGACCAAACTATTGCTTTCATTATTCCTCTTTGTAAATTTCAACAATTACCGACGGATCGTTAACTAGTTGTTGAATCAATCCTTCGGCGTTAAAAATAATTCTATCTTCGACGATATCTTCAGGAGCCTGAACTTCGTCCCTAACCAACTTACTAATTTTAATTGTAAATACTTCTTCTTGAATTCTAGCCATCAAAATCTCCTTTTATGATTGTTCTTTTAGTAAAAATTTCTTAATAACTCTCTGATACTTGATTTGAATTCTCTCCTTAAAAGTAGGAGGTGCTTCTAAA